TGGCCCTTTCGGGCCACCTCGGTGAAATAGGCATAATTTATTATGCAATATCTCTGAGGACCTTACAGCTTCTGCTGGTTAGGTTTCCATCTCTTCGTTGCGCAAATCCTTTGCGCTTCAAGTCTTTAATTAATAGAGGTTTATTTTATGGCTACTAAGCAACGATTTAACTTGATCGCATTAAAAACGGCCAAGGCCTTCTTCGACTACGATATACGGATTAGAAAACTCGTATATGCGTGGCACGGTGAAGATATCATAGGTCTCCATTCGGATACCCGTGAATTTCGACGATTAGTAGCTAAGGCTATGGAACATATCACTATGTTCCCTATGGTCCTTATAAACCCGGATGTGTCGTGGTGTAAAAACCATTCCCATATCCGTACGATTGAAACTAATGCGCAGAAGATGTTAAAACCTTTTGTCAGTTAGCTCGATCGACTATTAATCAAAGCATTCAATGACGGGCTATGCCAGACATCTGGTATAGTGTTACGGGCCCCGTATCCCGTGGCTTGGGTGATTTCTTCTGGAGTCTTATCGTGGCAACATCAACAACGATGCCCGTAGTCTATTTCTTCCAAGACAATGCGTCTGACGGTACCCTTCGGCCGACATATGGGGACCAACATATAGTGTTTAATAACTCTATATCGTATGGTTCTAATGTCCCCGATTGGCGCCGTCGCATTGCTCAAGGAGATTCGGCTACGACATCTGCGATTGGTGTCTACCTTGATAAGTTCCGGGATAAGTCTAGTACCCTGACTGCGAGTGTAAAATCACCGCCAGGACCGTATGCATATAACGTGACGTATGTGACGAATTCCGGCTATGCCGGAACCGTCGCATCCCATCTCAGTTATACGTATACCCCTTCCGTTTACGATTCCGCATTAGTTGCCTTCGTCTCTAGGGCGCGCGAAGCTCAGTACCGATTTCAATCGGGAACATTCTTCGGCGAGCTTAGACAGACAATCAATCTCCTTCGGCGTCCTCTACGAGGAATCGGTGAATTAACGTCCAATTATCATCGGCGTGTCAAGAGACATGCTCCTGGTAAAAGGGGGCGTAAACTTCACAAGTTTCTCGCGGACGAGTGGTTAACTTATTCATTCGGAATAGTTCCACTCGTGGCCGACATTGATGATCTAATGCACGATCTTGCCGTTTTAACAGTCGGCAGGCCAAAACTCGCTCCCGTGAGGGGTCGAGCGTTTGGCAAAGAGCTTCGAACTAGCGTAAGCTATTCGGGCTTAATATCGTACTGGTTGCAATCGACGACTGAGACTGTTTCCACTGAGGAGGATGTTGTCGTTCGTGGTGCTGTTAGAGTAATCCTTCCCGACGCCAGTTCTAACTGGCTAGGATCTGATAACTTAAAACAGGCCATGTCTGACTTTGTCCCTACCCTCTGGAATCTGATCCCTTACTCATTCCTCATTGACTATGTGTCTAATGTGGGTGATGTATTATCGGGATTGTCTTTTAACTCTGCTACTGTGTCATGGGCCAACTCCACTAAGCGCATTAAGGTTATTGGTTCCAGGACTTTGTCCTGGTCTCAAGTGCCTGATCGCTATGGTGCGGCGTGGGTCCCTGATAACATTAAAGAGTCGGAGAAATCGATCACAGGAATTGCTATCACGAAAAGGTGGGAGCGTGGTAGTGTTAGTAGTTTCATACCTAGTTTTCATTGGAACCTTCCAACGCACGCTAGGCAGATTGCTAACACCATTGCTCTCATTTTCTCTAGTAGATCTGTTAAATAACCTATTGCTTATCAGGCAATAATTCCGAGGTCACTAAAATGACAGTGTCATTCAGCTCTCCCGTTACGGGGGCCGCCATTACTGGCTTAACTACGCCTACTTATACTTTGGTGGCTGACCAGCCAGCCGAAGCTAATGCTAAAGCGTATATCGTAACTGCCTTGGGTGGCACTCAGACGAACGTGCGGACTCATTCGATTTCGGATCCGTTTTCGATAACTGTTTGGAAGCCGAAGGTACCTAAATCCCTTCCGCCTAAAAACGCGTTATCTGGAGCGTATCCTCAAGTCCCAATGAATTCGTACGCGATGATAATTCGTAAGGGAGTCTACATCGATGCCGCTAGTGTCCTACGTCAGATGACCATCAGAGTGATGGTCGATCTTGCCGCGGGCGCTGACGCCGCCGATGCTGTTAATGTGAAGGCCGCTCTTTCCCTTTTAGGGGGAGTTGCTTTTGCAGAGGGTCAAGACATCGCGGATCTTGCGATCCTTGGTGTTCTTTAGCCCTTAGCTAGCAGGTTGACCTAATCGTTAACTTGTTAGATTCCTAAACGTTTATCATTACCGTTGGAGTGCGTATGGATATTTCCACCTATGCTCTTTTCTCGAACCTGTTAAAAGACGTTGGCGTTGATACGGGTTTACCCCACAACGCCACGAACCATGTAGAAGCGGCAAAACGTTCCATACAATCGTCACTATTGAAGAAATTCAATACTGGATCGACAGATGGAGCTGATTCCGCTGCTCTACTAAAGTTCTTACAGTCAAATCACAGATGTAGGACATGGTCGTTGCAACTAAACACCTCTTCTGACGAAGAACTATGGGGCGAGTTTAAAAGCTCGCTTTATAGATTCTGGATTAGAGAAGGATACCCACTCTGCTGTCCTGATACTGACCTTGTTCCTCTTTCGAGGGGTAGGGTTGGTCCTGGTGCTGCAGTTGGGTCTATTGGCGAATCATTTTATGCGAAAGCATTTAACTCACCAATGAGTTGTACTCAGTCTAGTTTGTACCATTCGTACAAGAGCTATGTTTCACGATTTCCACGTTGGGCTGAAGCGGATCAAATCCGCGCACAGACTTGTGGAGATTTTGACATAGTTACAGGTAGTCGTCTCGCTTTTGTTCCAAAGACAGCCAAGATCTCACGTTGCATATGTGTTGAGCCAAACCTTAACATGTACTATCAGCTTGGTCTAGGTGACGTACTGACTAGTCGTTTACACGATCAGTTTGGTATTAGCCTTCAAGATCAGCCATTTCGCAATCGAGATTTAGCACGGATCGGTTCCTATTATGACAGCAATGTCACAATAGATCTCGAGTCGGCATCTGATTCCATAGCGGTAAACCTCTGTAAAGAGGTTCTACCGAAAAGTCTATGGGACCTTTTATCAAGATACCGATGTCGTTCCACAGACGTCCCTGGGTTAGGGACGTTTGATTTGGACATGGTATCGTCTATGGGAAATGGTTTTACATTTCCTTTACAGACGATGCTATTCTGTGCGATGGTAGAGGCTTCCTTCAGATATGCCGAACTTCCATTCCCTACGAACTTCGTTCAGAAGGAGTGGGGAGTGTTCGGTGACGATCTCATTGTGCCGAAAGGTAGAGTGACACGTTATTTACTGAGGCTCCTCAAGCTCAGTGGGTTTATCGTGAACGATGATAAGTCGTTCTTTGAAGGGCCCTTTAGAGAATCTTGTGGGTCCGATTACTATCTCGGACGTGATATACGAGGTGTCTACCTCAAATCACTGGAAACGCCACAGGATATCTATGTTGCAATAAACCGTTTAAACTACTTTTCCATGCAGACAGGAGTAAAGCTCCCTAATACTGTACAATACCTTTTAAGGTTTGTACCGCGGGTTTTCGTACCTCTTCACGAGGCAGATGACTCCGGTATTAAGGTTCCCTCTTGTCTTTTATCCATGGGAAGGAAGGATATAGCGATAAATAGCAACGGGTCGTGGGCCTATAGGGCTTACAAACCACGTACTAGACGTATCCAGTTCACCGATGATGGGATCGTTATTCCGAGATTCCTCCGAACTCGGGGGTATTTCTTTAACGGTCCTGGTGCCTGGGTTGCGTTTTTGCAACGTTCTTTGGACGGGTGTGGGTTTGCTCTTAGGCTTAAGAGTTCAACTTACACTTTAACTAGATGCGTTACCCCAAATTGGGATGCGCATCAGGAGACCCACCCCTCGACGGGGTGGATTCCTTGGCAGCAGTTGGAAACTGCTGTGTATTTGAACATCTGTTCATAATACATCCCGGGTGAAGATACCC